CCTGAAGTTCTATAGTCAAATTTGCCACCAACTTTTAAGAGTTGCCAGGTACGTTCTTCAATCTCATCAGAACGATCATCGTAATCATCAGGCTCGTAGTAAGCATCAGCTCTATTCATTCCCATGATTAAACTCCCAAGGCGAACATTGCGCCTAAAAGAATACCTAAAAGAATTACTCCTACCCATTCAATAATTTTGGTTTTCATTTTTGAGCTTTCAATGTTTTTAAAGCTTGGTTATAAACCGATGATGAAGAAACTCCATAAAACTTAAAACTTGTTGGAATTTGTCCAAGTTGATTTTTTAAACCATTTAAATTAAGAATTTCACTAACCCAAAAATTGTTTTGCTCAAATACTTTAATTGCTGTTTTCATTTTGATTTCCCTTCATCACTTGTTAAACTGGATTCAGTATAGACCAAAATATAGGTTTGCAATAGATTTTTTCAATTATTTTTATAGGGGGATTCCCTAATGCTCGCATTTTCCTATATTTTTGCTATATGATAGAGAAAAAGGAGCAATACATGAACCCATCAGATTTATTAAAGATTGAATTTGGAAGCCTTGTGAACTTGGCTGAAAAGCTAGGAATTAAGCCCCAGACAATCTATTTATGGAACTCTACTAAGGTTCCATTTAAATATTTACGACAAATTGAGGAGCTTTCAGAGCTGCGTTTAACAAGAGAAATGTTAAGACCTGATCTTTTTAAGAAGGGCTGAAATGCACTATTACAACTTCAATATTGGGGATTATATGAAGCATACGCTTCATTTGACACCTGAAGAAGATTTGGCTTACAGGCGGATTTTGGATATGTATTACGATACAGAATCTGCAATACCCAGCAATATCCCATTGGTAAGCCGTAGGTTACGCATGGATTCAAAAATAGTGGAATCTGTTCTAAATGAGTTTTTTGATCTTACAGAAGAAGGTTATAAAAACTATAGAGCTGATGGTGAAATTGCTGATTATCACAAGTTTTTGGAAAAACAAAAAGCTAATGGAAGGCTTGGCGGTAGGCCTAAGAAGGGTAAAAAACCCATTGGTAACCCAGCGATAACCCAAGCTGAACCCAAAATAACCCTAAACAACAAACAACAAACAACAAACAACAAACAAATAAATACACCTGAAGGTGTTTCTATTGATTTATGGAATGATTTTTTGGTTTACAGAAAAAGGCTTAAAGCTCCAGTAACTGACAGAGTTCTTGCAAGGCTTATTAAAGAAGCTGATTTAGCCAAAATGCCATTAGATCAAGTTCTTGAAACAATCATTTTTAAAGGCTGGAGATCTTTTGATGCTACATGGATTACTCAAGCAGCTCAAAAAGCCAAAGAAATGCCTTTGGGAACTAATGAGCAGATTGAAGCAGCTTATCGCCAAGAGCTAGGAAAAGATCCTGCACAGGCTCGATTTAATAGCTATTTTGAAATGAAAAAGTTTATTCAGGATCAGCGTGATAAAAAAAGGAAGTTTGCATGAATTATTTATCCGTTTGTAGCGGTATAGAAGCTGCAACAGTTGCCTGGCATGAAATGGGGTGGAATCCATTAGCTTTTAGTGAAATTGAAAAGTTTCCTAGTCAAGTGCTTGCTCATCATTATCCAAATACCCCAAATTTAGGGGATATGACTAAATTTAAGGAGTGGGATTTTGGAACAAATAGATTGGATTTACTCGTTGGGGGAACCCCTTGCCAATCCTTCAGCATTGCAGGGCTCAGAAAAGGGCTTGATGACCCCAGAGGAAACCTTGCTCTTACCTATGTTGCAATTCTTGACAAACTTAGACCCAAGTGGTGCATTTGGGAAAACGTGCCAGGTGTCCTTAGTTCTGGGGGGGGCGAGATTTTGCTTCCTTCCTCACAGCGTTGGGCCAACTCGGCTATGGGTGGAGCTACAGGGTGCTTGATGCTCAATACTTCGGTGTGGCCCAAAGACGTAAAAGAGTGTTTCTTGTCGGATGTTCTTCAGGATGGGAACATTCAGCAAAAGTATTATTTGAGTCCGAAAGCCTGTCAGGGGATATTAAGAAGGGCAGAAAAACGAGGGAAGAAACTTCCGAATCAGCTATACCAAGCATTGCTAACTGTATCCAAACAACTTGTAACGACTATTCCAGAGCAGATGGATTCAATATGATTGCAACTGGAGCATTTGGAAAAAACATAGCAGACACAGTAACTGCTAAATTTTCTAAAGGGGCTGAGTTATTGCAACAAGGCGCACAAAATGGTGGAAATTGCGTTTTGCAACCAATTCATTGTGTTGATACTTTTCCAACTTTACTATCTTCTACTGCTGGAGTTAGTAGGCCAGGTAATGCGGTTACTGAACATCAAACTTATATTGCCTACAAAACTGTTGGAATTGATACATACAATGCATCTGAAAGTGGTGATATTGCGGTTACTTTGACAGCTTCTGGAAATAGCTCAACAAATAGCGGTCCAAAAGTTATGCAAAACATGGCAGTTCGCAGATTAACCCCAGTTGAATGTGAAAGATTGCAAGGTTTCCCAGACGAATATACCAATATCCCAAAAGCTGCTGATGGCCCAAGATACAAAGCATTAGGAAATTCAATGGCAGTTCCAGTAATGAAATGGATTGGGAAAAGAATCCAACAAGTTCAAAATGGACAAATCTAGTGAAAAATACCGACACCAATGTGAAGTTAGATATTTGCTATCCATCAGACATAAGGAAGGTCTTGGCGCAATCCGCAGACTTTTATCTCATTCAGGGTTTGCCCCTAGGCTACATAGAATCCAGTTCGACATGGCAGAGCAATGGCGAAAAGGCAATAGAGGAACAATCAAAGGACAATGGTTATGAATCTTGAACAATTAACAGAAAACAGGGTAGAAGAAGCTTTAATTAAACTTTCCTCTACAGATGAATCTCATGCAGCCTGGGCTGGTCAAGTTAAATACCTTGAGGAAGGCTTAAAACAAGCCAAGAGCCATTCTTTTCTACTAGCTGATGGCACAGTAGCCGAAAGAGAAGCAAAGGCTCTATCAAGCGATAAATACGCACAGGCGGTACAAGCTTGGACTGAAGCTTTAAAGCAATTTAAGAAAATAGACAATGAACGCAATCATGAAATGCGGATTATTGATATTTGGCGCACTTTATCTTCTAATCGCAGACAAGGAAATATGTAAATGAAAGATTTTAGCCAACCATTTTTAGATGCAAAACGTCTTTTAGATGAATATTACAAAGCTATGATTGCTCAAGATAGGGCCACAGCTTATCAAATTGCCAATTCTTTTGTAGAAACTGCTTTAAAGCTAGAAGATATTGCTCATGCGGATTAAAAAGTTTGATCAAGCCCTTCATGATAAGTACGATCCACCAGCTAGAGCTGCGGTAGCTGAATGGATTTCTATGAAATGGGGGTTTACAGCTTTAGATAATCCTGATATTTATGGAACAGACTTAATTATTCATAGGGGCTCTGTTCCTGTAGGGTTTGCTGAAGTTGAGGTTAGATCTTGGAATCCCCATTGTCCTTTTCCTACAATCCATGTGCCTGTAAGAAAAAAACATATGCTAGAAATACCTAAAACGCTGTTTTTTGCATTAAACCAAGATATGACTCATGCTTACTGGATCACAGGAACAAAAGCTTTAAGCTTTCCGACCATAGAAATGCGTGATGAAACTAAGCATGAAGCTTATTATGATGTTCCTAAAACATTGTTTAAATATGTGGATTTAACGGAGTTATTTTGATAATAAAAACAATAGGTAATGCAACTCTTTATTTAGGTGATTGTGCTGATATTTTGCCTAAATTAGGTCAATTTGATGCTGTTATTACAGATCCTCCTTATGGAATTTCTATAACAAAAAGCCATAGATTATCTAAAAGCAGGGGTTTTAAAGATACTGGCTGGGATGATAAGCCACCATCTAAAGAATTAATTGATGCCATTGTTTCTAAAGGCAATCAAGCAATTTTATGGGGTGGAAATTATTTTGATTTACCACCAACTCGTTGTTTTTTGGCTTGGGACAAACAAAACGAAGGTCGTGATTTTGCAGATTTAGAAATGGCTTGGACTAATTTAAACAAAGTTGCCAGAATATTTCGTATGAGGCCTATGAATATGGATGGCGGTAAAGAACATCCAACACAAAAACCAATAGCATTAATGCAATGGTGCATTGATAAAATTGATGGAAATTTAATATTTGATCCTTTTATGGGATCTGGAAGTACAGGAGTAGCTTGCGCCAAAATGGGAAAATCATTTATTGGTATAGAAAAAGATCCTAAATATTTTGAAATAGCCTGTAAAAGAATAGATTTGGCTTATGCTCAAGGCGATATGTTTATATGACAACTAAGTCAGAAAGGGATGTTTATGCTCGCTTGGCGAGATATGGTTGTATTTTATGCAAACAACAAGAAGTCAGAAACCTTGAAGATTCCCCAACAGAAATGCACCATATACGAAGATTTGGTGGAAAACGAAAAAATGCCCCAGTCATCCCCTTATGCGCTTACCATCATAGACTTGGAGATTCCAGTATTCACCAACTTGGACATAAAGGATTTATTAAATATTGGGGTTTCTCTGAAATGGATTTGCTAGAAAGATTAAATGACTTATTACAAGAAAAGAGTTGATGACAATCAAAAACAGATAATCCATACATTTATTGCATTGGGAGCTTCTGTTTTAAATCTTTCTAGAGTCGGCGAAGGCTGCCCAGATATTTTGATTGGATACAAAAAGCACAGCGTTCTTTGTGAAATAAAAAGAGATAACAAGGCCCTTTATACCGAATCTCAGGTCAAATTTATGCAAAATTGGCGAGGTGGCCCAGTTAGCAGAATAGATTCAGTTGATGCTGCTATACGATTAATTAAAATGCTTGACATGGGTAATGGATAAGGCAAAATAAGAAAAGCTACGATTTGTAGCTTCTTTTGCAAAAGGAAAATTGAAATGGCAATGGGCAAAACAACTAATCCAAACAGCACTAAAGGCGTACCAGCCAAGGGTGTAGTAGTTCCAAAAGGTGCTGATGCAGCCGATACTAAAGGCGAACGTCATGCTAAAGCAGTTCGTGGCGGTGTAGCAATGGGCAAAGAAGATGCTATTGGCTCTGACAAAGAGTTCAATACTGGTCGTACTTCTGGCATTTGCTACGAACATAAGCGTACAGCTTATGGCGTAGAAGATAAATACGAAAAAGACCCAATGTAAAACGAAAACCCCTAGCACGTGAAGGTAAACTAGGGGTTCTCTAACCACAATTAATCGGAGAAACTGTGGCTATAAAAGAGCATAAAGACACTTGTAATTTATGTCGATTTTTTTCTTTTGGGGAAAGAATGGGCATTTGCAAGCGTTTTCCTATTGTGCAAAACAAATCAAATGATGATTGGTGTGGCGAATGGCAACTGACTGAAAGTCTAGCTTTAGAGCAAATAGTTCAAATGATGACTGAACCAGTATTGATTTCTGAACCAAAAAAGAAACCAGGAAGGCCTAGAAAAGCATGAAACTCAAGCCATTAGCAGACAAAATTGTAGTAAAACCTGATGTTCGTGAACTCTCTAGCATTATTTTTGTTGATAACAAAGAAGTAGAAAACATGGGTACAGTCATAGCTGTAGGCCCTGGCAAGAAATTATCAGGTGGTCGCAGAGAAGATATGCCTGTTCAAATAGGAGCTAGAGTTCGCTTTGGCACTATGAACGATGATAAGGGCGAGGAATATCTTAAATATTTCCCTTATGTTGAAGATGGCGTTAAATACTTAGTCATGAGCTGGCAAGATATTTGCTTTCAAGAGGAGCCTGAAAATGCTTAAATGGTTAAAAAACGCATGGCCTTGGAAATCAAAGTCTATGACCACAGAACAAATCATCACTTCTTGGGCAGCATTTAACAACGAATCAGCTAAATTTAGAGAAACAAGACTTCAGCAGTTGTTAGATGAAGATAAACCTCGTAAACCAGCCCTTAAAAAGGCTACAACTCGGAGCAAGACCATGCCACTCAAGAAATCAGCAAGCCCTAAAGCATTTAAAGAAAACATTAAAACTGAAGTAAAGGCTGGTAAACCAGTAAAACAAGCTGTTGCTATTAGTTACGCAGTTAAAAAAGAAGCAGCCAAGAAAACAACGAAAGGTAAAAAATGAACGTAACATTCACTATTGAACAACTAAACGCTATTTTGGCTTATTGCGACCAAATGCCGTATAGATTCGCTAAACCCCTAATTGACCAAATTCAGGCTATTGCTGCTCCACAGATCCAACAAGTACAAACTGAAGGTGCTGCTAATCCTCAAGTACAGGATGAGATTAATCAAGTTGAAGCTAATAGCGATTCAATGGCTAACGAATAACTGATTTTTAAAAATAAATATCAATTAAATCATGGACATGGAACAGGAAACAGAGAAAACTCGTGAAGAAAAGATTTCTGAAAGCATGAGGGGAAACCAAAATGCTCGTAAGAAGCCTTTTACTGAACAGATGAAGCGTTTCATCCTTGCCAATCCTCAGAAGATGGAGAGGATCATTGAAGGCATTTTTAAAGAAGCTGAAGATGGAAGTCTTGCTGCATTAAGCATCATTATGGATAGAGTAGAAGGAAAGCCAATACAGGCTACCGACATTACTTCATCTGATGGAACAGTCATTAGCGCAATAGCTATGAGCTTTGTAGAGCCTGATGGAAACAAAGATTGACGAAAAAGGGGTCATTTGGCCCCAATTTCCTGCCAAACTTAAATGCCTATTTGAACCAAAAAACAGCCGTTATCGTGTTCTTTATGGTGGGCGTGGAGCTGGTAAATCTCATTCTGTAGCTAGAGCATTACTTTGCATAGGTGCATCAAGAACAGTCAGAATCTTATGCGCCAGGGAATTTCAGACTTCCATTAAAGATTCAGTTCACAAGCTTTTGGTAGATCAAATCTACAATTTAAAGCTTGAAAGCCTATATGAAATAACTCAAACCTCAATTCGTGGGATAAATGGCACAGAGTTTATTTTTGCTGGTATCAAAAACAACATAAATGGCTTGAAATCCATCGAAGGCATAGATTATTGCTGGGTGGAGGAGGCAAACAACGTAACAGCCGTATCTTGGGATATTTTGATCCCTACAATCCGTAAAGAAAATAGCGAAATTTGGATTACTTTTAATCCAGAGCTGCCAACTGATGAAACCTATAAGCGGTTTGTAATCTATCCACCTGAGAACGCAGTAGTTCAAAAGGTCAACTGGAACGATAACCCTTGGTTTCCTGAAGTATTGGATATTGAAAGAAATACCCTTAGAACAAGGGATTTTGAAGCTTATCAGAACGTATGGGAAGGCTTTACAAGGTCAACCATTGATGGTGCTGTATTTGCTAAAGAAATGGCTAGAGCAGAACAGGATCAGCGAATAACCAATGTGCCTTACGATGCTACCAAGCCAGTAATGGCGGTATTCGATATTGGGTGGGCTGATGCAACTGCAGTTTGGTTTGTCCAGTTTGTAGGCATGGAAACCAGGTTAATTCGTTATTTTGAAACAACTCAGACAACGATTAGCGAGATATTGGCTAGGATGCAGACATTTGGTTATGTCTATGACACCTTGTATTTGCCTCATGATGCTCAAAATAAGACTTTGGCTGCCAATGGTAGAAGCTTAGAAGATATTGTTCGCAACTCAGGGTATAACGTCAGAATTATTGGAAAAGTTCCTATTGCTGACTCAATTAATGCTGCAAGAACCATATTTGGATCATGTTATTTTGACAAAAATAATACGGCAGCAGGGCTAGATTGTTTGCGACATTATCGGTACGATGTAGATCCAGACACCAAAGCTTTTAGTCAAAAGCCACTTCATGACAATTATTCGCATGGAGCAGATGCTTTTAGGTATATTGGGCTTATGATTCAAGAGAAGAAAGTTGTGAAACGTAAGCCGATGAATTATGATGTGTCAAGCTGGATGAGCTAACAAGGAACTAATATGGCGGTCTATGACTCAGGCAATGGCGGTATATATTCAGGCGAATATGGCGATGATTATGAATCAGGAGTAATCGAAGAAGCTAAAGAGTTTCTGCGATTTTGTTCTGACAATGATTCAAACAACCGAGTAGAGGCTTTAGACGATCTAAAGTTTGCTGGCGGTGATCAATGGCCTGTAGAAATTCAAAACAGCCGATTATTAGAATCTAGACCTTATTTGACCATCAACAAGATTGATGCGTATTGCCGACAGATTACCAATCAGCAAAGACAGCAACGGCCTCGCATTAAAGCGCATGGCATGAATGATCAATCAGATGAGAAAGTTGCTGAAATCATTACTGGCATTTGCCGACATATTGAGAACCAATCTGATGCAGATGCAGCCTACGATAATGCTTTTGACTTTGCAGTTCGTATGGGATGGGGCTATTGGCGAATTACCCATGACTATCCAAGACCAGATAGCTTTGATCAGGAAATCTACATTAAGCGTATTGAAAACCCATTTATGGTGTATTTCGATCCTAATTCCAATGAACCTGATGGCTCAGATGCAGAAAAATGCTTGATTACTGAAGTGATTAGCAAAGAAGCTTTCCGTAAGATGTACCCTGGCGCAGATGATGGCGGTGGTTTTACCCCTCGTGGCACAGGCGATTCACAGTCCGAATGGATTACTAGGGAAGATATTCGTGTAGCTGAATACTTCTATACAGAACGCAAACGCATGAAACTTCTTCTGTTATCGGATGGAACTACTTGTTACGAAGATGAAAAGCCATCTGAAGTAGTCATGCAAGATGCTAGAATTTATGTCGTTTCTAAGCGTGAAACCATCAAAAAACAAATTAAATGGTGCAAGCTAACTGGTATGCAGATCCTTGAACAAAGGAATTGGGCTGGTAGCTATATCCCAGTTGTTCCTGTTTATGGTCAGCAGCTTATCGTGGATAGCAAAAAGAAAAAATTTGGCCTTACTCGTATGGCTAAAGATCCACAGCGTATGTATAACTTTTGGTCAACTGCTCTTACTGAGTCTGTTGCTCTTGCTCCAAAGGCTAAATTCCTCCTTGCAGAAGGTCAGGATGAAGGTCATGAAATGGAATGGAATACAGCCAACATCAAGTCAATGCCTGTATTGCGTTACAAGCAAACTGATTCTGAAGGTAGAATTGCCCCTGTTCCGACAAGGATTCAGCCTGAACCTCCTCCTGCTGGAATGGTTACAGCTTTGCAAGGTCTAGATGGTGACTTAAAAGCAGTAGTAGGAATCTACGATCCAAGCCAACTTCCTAATGGAAATCAGTCAGGAAAAGCCATAAATGGTATGCAACAGCAAACCGATATGACTAATTTCCATTATTACGACAATTTAACTCGTTCTATTCGTCAAACTGGGCGCATCATTCTTGACTTGATTCCTCATATTTATGACAAAGAAAGAGTATTGCGGATCATTGGTGCAGATGGCAAAGGTGAATTAATAACCCTTAACCAAAGAGCTATGAATGATCAAGGTGTTGAGGAAATCTTAAACAATGTGACTGTTGGACAATATGACGTGGTGATGGAAACAGGCCCTGGCTACTCCTCTAAACGTCAAGAAGCAGTCGAATCTATGGTGCAAATGCTTCAAGTTGATCCAGCTCTCATGCAACAAGCAGGAGATTTGGTCTTTAGAAATATGGACTTCCCAGGTGCTGAAATCATTGCTGATCGTTTGGCTGCTGCTAATCCATTGGCTCAAATTGATGAGAAATCAGATATTCCTCCTCAAGTTCAAATGCAGTTGGCTCAATCTCAACAGACTATTCAGCAGTTGCAACAGCAGTTACAAGCTATGCAAATGGATATTCAGTATGGTGCTAGTGTTGCAGAGCAAAAAGATAAAGCTATGTTGCAGAAAACTCAAATGGAGCTGGAAGTTCGTAGAGAAGATACTCGGATGCGTACCGATACTCAGGCGCATGACACAGTTATCAAGACTCAGACTCAGCTAGAAATTGAACAAATGAAGGCGCAATTAGCCTTGGTTATGGCTCAATTAGATGTGCGTAGTGAAAGAGCAGCACTAGACGAAGCAATTGAACGTGGTATTTAATCGGAGAAAATTATGCCAACAGTAACTGGAGCAAACGTAACAGAATGGAAAATGAAGGAAATGGCTCGTAGAGCTGGTGTAAAGTACGAGCCTGAAGGCAAAGCCAATCCTTATGCTGGTATGGATAAAGATCAATTAAAGGAACAAAAAACTTTAATTAAACAAGCTAAAAAAGAAGCTAAACAAAAATAGACAAGAATTATTTTTAGTTGTATATATGTATTAATAACCAAGGAGCTTGAGAAATCATGGCCGAAGTAAGAGAAGCTAGTAGTGTAGTAACAAGTGATAATGCAACAACCTTTTATGCAGAAAGATTAGGTTTAGCTGACGAACAAGCCTCTACTGAGGCTGAATCTGTAAAGGAAGATTCAGAGCCAGAAGGTGACGTTGAACAGAGTGAACCAGAAGCAAAGGAAGAAGCTAAGAAGCAAGAACCTGAGAAGCAGAAAGACAAGCTTAATAAGCGGTTTGACAAGGTAACGAAAAGGGCGCAGGAAGCTGAAGCCAAAGCTCGTGACCTAGAAGAACGGCTAAAGAGTTATGAAGCAGGGAATATTCAAAAGCCTCAACAGGAAACTGTTAAAGCCGAGGGTAAACCCCAAGCGAGCCAGTTTAATGATGCTTTTGAATATGCAGAAGCATTAGCGGAATGGAGTGCGGAAAATGCTTTAAAGCAAAGGGATGCAGAGGAAGCTGGTCGTAGGGCTAAAGAAGCTCAAGAAAAGGTTTTACAGTCTTGGAATGAGAAAATAGCCAAAGCGAAAGCGGATTTGCCTGATTTTGATGCAATGGTGCAGTCTAGTACGATAGTCGTTGGTGACGAAATACGAGATAGCATTTTAGAGAGTGATGTAGGGCCACAACTCCTATATTTCTTGGCATCAGATGAAGATTTTGCTAAACGATTGACAGAAATGCCAGTTGTTAAAGCTCTTAGAGAAATAGGCAAGTTAGAAGCTAAGTTTGAAGCCAAAGAGGAAAAGCCTCGGAAAGCCGAAAAAGTCAGGGAAACTGTTTCAAGTAGTAAAGCACCTGAACCTATCAAGCCGTTAAGTGGTGGCAAAGTTGGGAATGATGTTCTGTTAGACACCAATGGTGAATTTCATGGAACATATGCTCAATGGAAAGCTGCAAGACAAGCTGGTAGGGTCAGATAAACCTAATTTTTTTGGAGAATTAAAATGGCAAATACGCTATTAACTATCTCTAAAATCACCAACGAAGCGTTGATGGTTTTAGAAAACGAATTAACATTTACATCAGAAGTTGACCGCAACTATGATGACCAATTTGCTGTGGTAAATTAATCCTGCCTCAGTTTAACTGTAGTATTGAGGAGCCAAGATTGGCGCTACAGTTAACGTCCGTAAATAGAACAGGTGTGCGGACGTAAAAGTTTCTCTGATTGACTTGGAAGCCCAGAGGTGGGCGACAGGGGGCAAGCGAAAGCAGCCTGAACGACTAAGTGAGAAGCCTCCGAAAGGAGATGCGATAGTCTGAACAGCGATATAACTAAAGAAGTCGCTGAGTTTGAGTCGAAGAACTCGAACCGCCATTGAAAGATGGTCAGTAGCCGAAAGGTGAAAGTAACAGAATGAGGCCTGGACGCTTTATTGGAACTACAGGGCCAGCCCTGAACGTAGAAGACTTGAACGAAACTAGCGTTCCAGTTACTTTGTCAACCCAATTCCACGTGGACACTCAGTTCACAACACAGGATTTGGCATTGTCATTGGATATGTTCTCGGATCGCATCCTGAAACCAGCCGTAGCTGCTATTGCCAACAAAATTGACTTTGATGGCACAACTACTGCTGCTTTGAACACAGCTAACATTGTTGGTACTGCTGGTACTCCTCCAACTGGCTTGTATACATACTTGTCAGCTCAGGCTTACCTCGATTCCGAAGGTGCTCCTCGTGATGGTCGTAGATCATGTATCGTTGAGCCGTTCACTTCAGCAACTATCGTAGACAGCTTAAAAGGTCTTTTCGTTCCTAACGACAAGATTGGTATGCAATACGAAAAAGGCTTGATGGGTCGTGATTCAGGCGGTATGAACTGGAAACTTGACCAAAACATCGTGTCACAGACTTTTGGTAACTTTTCTAGCTCTACAGTAACTGCTTCTGTAGCTACAACTACTGCTACTGGTTTCTTGACTTCTGGTTGGGCTTCACAATCCACAATCACTTTGACTGCTGCTAATACAGGCACAATCAACTTGAACGCTGGTGATACATTCCAAATTGCTGGTGTGTATGCAGTTAACCCACAAAATCGTCAAGCTTACGGCACAAACAAATTGCGTTCATTCGTAGTTAAGTCTGCTGTTTCAGTTGCTTCAGGTTCAAGCGTTTCAGTAACAGTATCTCCAGCAGTTATCTCTGGCGGTCAGTTCCAAAACGTAAGCATCCCTAGCCCATCAGCAACTGCTGCTGTGACATTCTTTGCATCACAATACAATGCAAGCGGTAATGGCGTAGTTTCTCCACAAAACATCGTAATGCATCGCAATGCGTTCACAATGGCTATGGCTGACTTAGAGTTGCCTGAAGGTGTTCATTTCGCTGGTCGTGCTTCCGACAAGGAAATTGGTCTGTCAATGCGTGTAGTTCGTCAATACACCATTAACAATGACTCTATTCCAACTCGTGTTGACGTACTGTACGGCTGGGCTCCTTTGTATCCAGAACTCGCTTGCCGAGTTGCAGCTTAATTATTAACGGATAAAGGAAAACTATCATGAGCAATCCAGGACCAGCAGTAACTAATACCACTCATCCCTCGAACCTCAATAGCCAACAAGCTTTGCGTGTTCTAGGTGTGTTGAAAGGTGTTTCAACAGCAGCAGCAGCAGATTTTGCTGTTCAAATTAACAACAGCGCACTTTATGTTCCTGTTTCAGTAGTTGTAGCTAACGCAAACAACGCTGGAGCAACACAATCTGTAGCTTCTGTTAACTTAGGTGTTTACACAGCAGTTAATAAAGGCGGTACTACAAGCATTTTGACAGCAGCAGCATTAACTGGTCAAACTACACCATCTTATGTAACTATTTCTGCTGCATCCAACCCTAATACAGCTCAGTCAGCTCAAACTGTATATGTAAATATCTCTACAGCTTTCGCTACTGCGACTGTTGACGTGTATATTTACGGATATGATTTAAGCCCAGGCTTCTATTAAAAATCCATGAAGTAAAAGAAAGAAAGCCATGCCCAAAAAGTATGGCTTTTTTTCTTATTTAACCTATAATTGAATTACCTTTTTTAGAGGAAAAACTATGTCTAAGACTACTGTCTGTCGTGGCAATATTATTGCCCAATCTATTGTTCAAGTAACCCTTCCATCAACAACTATTTCAGGCACAACTTCTGATGTTACTTTGACTGTTCCTGGTGTTCAGCCTAATGACTTTATTCAAGCTCAATTTGATGCTGGATTGGTAACAGGTATTTCTATTGGAAATGCTTATACAAATACTGCAAATCAAGTTATTGTTCGCTTAGTAAACTCTACTGGTTCTTCAGCTACTCAAACTGCTGGTACTTTGTTGATTAAAGTTTCAACTTGCGAAGATAGTCCAATTCCAGCTAATGTAGTTTAAGGAGTTAAATAATGGCTTACAATTCAGCTTTTGCCCCTTTTGGGCCAACATACTTGGTTGGTAGCTTGGCTGCTGTTCAAGTAAAGTCTAGCAACAATGTGTACCCTTCAGGTTATCGAATTGTAAACATTACTTCTAGTGCTATTCGAGTATCTTGGCAACCACAAGAGCCTAACGATGGAACTTCAACTCCTGTCGTTACAGCTCCTGCTTTGACTGTACCTTCTTATAATACTTTTTACATTCCTGCTAATGGTGTGCAAGTATTTAGCGGTATTCCACCTAATGCTTGGTTCTTATCTAGTGCAGCTTCTAGTGCAGAAATTACACCTGGTGAAGGAATTGCATAATGAGTTCAAATCAAGTAGCTTCAACAGTAACAGTTCAAACAGTTCCAGTTCAAGCGCAGTTCAATAATGCTGGTGTATGTTTAGGTTTAGTAGGCCCTGGTGGGGCATTTTTTAGCCCACCTTTAACAGGCGATACTATCAACCCTGCTGTATTTCAAATGGGCGGTAACTTAATTGCCACTTCTTCTACTTTGCCTACTTTAGGTTCAGGATGGGGTACTGGTGCAACCATTACTGCTGTTTCTACATTTGTATTTAAAGTTGTAGTGGGAACTGGTGGTTCTTCTGCTGGTTCAATTACCTTGCCAACTGCGGTAAATGGCTGGTTAGCTTTTGCAGCAGATGTAACAAGTGGTAGCACTTTGTTTTTGCAATTAACTGCAAGTTCAGCAACATCAGTAACATTTACTAGCTATTCTGTAACAACTGGAGCTGCTGCTCCAATGTCTGCTGGTGATATTGTTTTAGTTAATGCAATAGCTTATTAAGGAGCATTATGACTGGCCCTTCTTCAACAGTAGATCAAAATCTACTGCCAGTTCAGGCTTATTTTGATGTTTATGGCAATTTTCAAACATTTATAGGTCAGGGTCAGCCGTTTTACGCATCAGTTAATCCTATTCAATCAGGGTTAACCATTACCAATAGCACTATTAATAGCACCACAATCGGTGCTTTAGTGCCTTCTACTGGGGTTTTTACTGATATTAAAACTGCAACTGGTCAAATTTCTACAGCTCCAGTTGCCAATAATGATATTGTTAATAAGCTTTATGTTGATACAGTCACTCAAGGCTTAAATCCTAAAGCTGCCTGTAAAGTAGGCACTTTGACAAATATTACTTTGTCAGGATTGCAAACGATTGATGGATATTCTGTTTTATCTGGCAATCGAGTTCTTGTAAAAAACCAAGGAACATCATCTGAAAACGGCATCTATATAGCCTCGTCAGGAGCTTGGACTCGTGCGGTTGACATGGATGTATGGGCTGAAGTTCCAGGGGCTTACACAGTCCTTTTAAATGGCTCTCAAGCTAATACTGCTTGGGTATCTACTTCTGCTGATACTGGAACAATTAATGTAACTCCAATTACTTTTGTTCAATTTTCAAATGTAAATACTTATTACGCTGGCACAGGGTTAACCCTAGCTTCTAATACTTTTAGCATTACTCCAGTTGGAACTGCTGGAACATACGGATCTGCATCTAGCGTTCCTGTATTCGTAACTAATGCAAGCGGTCAAGTAACTAGCGTTACTAATACCTCAATCGCTATTGCCAATACTCAAGTTAGCGGTCTTGGCACAATGTCAACGCAAAATGCCAGTTCTGTAGCCATTACAGGAGGTTCTATTGATGGAGCTACTGTAGGCGCAACAACGGCAACGACTGTAAGAGGCACAACAATTACTGCGACAACGCAGTTTAGTGGCCCTGGCACAGGATTAACTGGCACAGCAACTAGCCTCAATATTGGTGGAAATGCTGCTACTGCGACAAGCGCAGGAAGCGTAACTAATAGCCTTACTTTTAACAATAGCGGTACAGGCGGTGCTTCAGGATCTACTTTTAATGGTGGATCTACCTTAACTGTTTCCTACAATACTATTGGCGCACCTAAAGCTGATGGAACAGGCGCATCTGGCACTTGGGGTATCAATATCTCAGGAAATGCTGCAACTGTAACCAATGGCGTATATACAACTGGAAGCTACTCAAATCCTTCTTGGATTACCTCAATTTTAGGTTCTATTGTTAGCGGTGCAGTTGCTTCAGCTACTTTGGCTGCAAGTGCTACAAATATTGCTGGTGGAGCTGCTGGCTCATTGCCTTATCAATCTGCTTCAGGAACGACTACATTTTTAGCTTTAGGCACTACAAACTATGTATTGACGGCTGGCGCATCTGCACCTCAATATGTAGCTCAATCGACTTTATCGGTAGGATCTGCCACAACAGCGACAACTGCGACTAATTTAGCTGGTGGATTGGCTTATCAGATTGCTTATCAAACAGGCGCAGGAGCAACTTCATTTATTACTGCTCCCACAAATAACACAGTTTTAAGCTATACAACTGGCGGTGGCTTTGCGTGGACTACTCCAACATCCTATGCGACTGTAACCGATGACACCACTACAAATGCAACTCGTTATCCTTTGTTCGCTAATCAAACAACTGGAAACCTTACAACAGAATATACAAGCTCTACTAAATACCAGTTCAATCCTTCTACTGGCGTTCTTACAGCCACAGGATTTAGCGGATCAGGAGCAAGTCTAACTAGCCTTACTGCTGGCAATTTGTCAGGAACTATTCCTAGTGGAGTTTTGGGCAATTCAACTCTTTATATTGGCACAACTGCCGTAGCTTTGAATGCTGTAAGCGGATCAATTACTTCTTTAGCAGTCAATATTAGCGGTTCTGCTGCAAGCGCAACAACGGCTACAACTGCAACAAACGCAAATAACGTAGCGATTACTGATAACACCAGTACCAATGCTACTTATTATCCAACGATTGTAAGTACGACTACAGGAAATTTGCCTGTAAATACTTCTTCAACTAAACTTCAATTTAACCCATCGACAGGAGTTCTTACTTCTACTGGCGGTATGGGTGGAGGAGCTTTCTAGATGGCGCAAACAGGATTTACCCCCTTATTAATATATTCAAGCTCTACAGGAGGAAATACTCCTAGTGCTGCAAATCTATTAAATAACGCCACAGGCTCTGAATTAGCGATCAATATCGCTGATGGCAAACTTTTCTATAAAGATTCTGGCGGTTCTGTTCAAGTTATTGGCTGGAAAACTGTTCCTACAACTGCTGGCGGTACTGGACTTACTAACTATACGGCTGGTGATATGGTTTATTGGGCTTCAGGAACTGCCTTTACTAAGCTTGGCATTGGATCATCGAATACTGTAATGACCTCAAGCGGATCTGCTCCGCAATGGTCAACAAGCCTTTCATTAGCTGGAAGCGTTACTGCTGCTGCTGGTTTAGTTTCAACTGGAACATTTACAGGAACTCCACCATCAGACGGAATAGTTGTTGATTATTCAACTGGATGGGGTCGTTTTAGCACTTTTACTGGTGATGGCTATCAATGGTTTAATGCTGGAGTAGCAGGAACAGAGCTAATGAGGCTTACAAGTTCTGGTTATTTAGGCATTGGAAATAACAATCCAACTTCAGTTTTAAGTCTTTATAAAGCAGGATCTACAGAAGTAGCAACAAAATACCAAAATGGATCTGCAACTAATGGTTTTGTTGTAGGTGTAAGTACAGCAGGAGAAGGCCTTGTTTATCATATTGATAATCAGCCTATTAGATTTGCTACAAATAATACGGAGCAAATGCGTTTATTTGCTTCAGGCGGTCTTTCTCTTGGAAATACTACAGATCCAGGCGCAACAAACGCTTCTGTAACTGGTACTGTTAAAACGGCAAGTAGCTTTGGATATAAAAATAGATTTATCAATGGCTACATGGTTATTGATCAAAGAAATGCTGGAGCAGCAGGAACTGGTTTAACTTACACAGTAGATCGTTTTGGATATTATGCTACTCAAGCTGGAAAATTAACTTGGCAGCAAAATAATGGAGGCGGTACGCTTCCTGCTGGATTTTCTAACTATTTAGGATTTAGCTCAAATTCAGCATTTTCTATTGGTGCTTCTGATTATTTTTCATGCTATCAATCAATCGAAGGTTATAACGTCATTGATTTAGGATGGGGAACTGCAAGCGCAAAAACCATTACTATTTCTTTTTGGGTATATGCAAGCATTACTGGAACATATTCTGTAGTTCTTGGAAATATTAATGGTACTCGTTGTTATCTTGCTTCTTACACAGTAAATTCTGCAAATACATGGGAATACAAAACCATTACTATTGCTGGAGATACCACAGGAACATGGACTACAGATAACAGAATTGGAGTTTCTGTATCTTGGTCTTTAGGTGCTGGATCTTCAGTAGTTGGTAGTGCTGGTTCTTGGAGTGGCACTTATTTAAGAGGCGTTACAGGACAAGTAAACGTAACTGGTACAAATGGAGCTATTTTCCGTATAACTGGCACACAGTTTGAAACAGGAACTCAAGCTACTCCTTTTGAAATTAGGAATTTCCAGCGTGAGTTTGATATGTGCCAAAGGTACTATGAAACCACTTTTGATTATGGAACTGCTCCTGCAAATGGTGGATCTGGCTCTTTATCTACTGGTGTAGGTCAATTTGGAGCTGCTTCAAATAACCTTTATGTAGGTGCTTATGGAGCTTTTAAAGTAACAAAAAGAGGAACTCCAGCCTTAACTTTATATGGAAATAGTAGTGGATATTGGCTTTTAAACGGAAGTTTTAACCAATATGCAGGATATATTTATAACATTGGTGTCAATGGTTTTAACCCTCAACAACAAGGAGCTGGTGGTTTTAATGCAGTTTCTGGTCATTATGCTGCTGATGCTGAACTATGAACTATACATACGAAAAAATTAAAAATCCTGATGGTACTGTTTGCGAAAACATTATTTATAGATCTGACAATACTTTTATTCCGTTTGATCCAGATAATAGACAGTATGCTGAATATCTTGATTGGCTTGCACAAGGAAACGAACCAACAGTTCGTGAATAATTATGATCAATTATCAATGGAATATATTAGAAATTTCTGCTGAAAACGAAGTCATTACTCATGCTAAATATAGAGTTATAGCAAAAGATGATGAACAATTTGTAGAAACAGAAGGAAATTGGTGGTTCTCTAATCTTGTAACAGATATTCCATTTAATCAAATAACAGAAGAAATGGTTGCCTCTTGGATAGAGAAAGAAACTATGAAAGACGGCATAAATCTCATAAAATCTAGGTTAGAAGAACAGTTAAATTTATTGAAAAACAATAAAACTGTTGTTGCACCTTGGTTGCCCCAAGTATTTACGCCAAACAATTAGGAGCTATAAATGGCAGTTAACCTTTCCCCTTTAGCTGGCGCAGGATGGCAGTTTTTTAGCAATGATGGCGTTCCTTTGGCTGGTGGCCTTCTTTACACTTATCAGGCTGGAACTTCAACTCTTGCTGCTACTTATACAACTAGCGCAGGAAATGTTGCAAATGCAAATCCTATTGTTTTAACTTCAACAGGAAGAACTCCTAGTGAAGTTTGGCTTGATACTTCTTTATCTTATAAATTTATATTGCAAGATGCTTCAGCAAATCAAATTGGCTCTTATGACAATTTAAGCGGAATAGCTACTGCTCAAGAAATTGCTCAAGTTTATGCAGATTTAGCTAATACCTCTAGCCTTACAAAAGGAAGCGCATTAGTAGGCTTTAAACAGGCTAATTCAAGCGGTTTTTACTCAGCAGCAGTTGGAAGAACAGTATTTTCAAAGCTTCAAGAATGGGTTTCAGTTAAAGATTTTGGTGCTGTTGGCGATGGCACAACAGACGATACAGCATCCATTCAGGCTGCTATTAACGCTACTGCTGCTGGTGGTAGCCTTTATTTTCCTTCTGGAAACTATAAAGTAACCACTTTAGATACTGGTGCTTGTTATACAACTTGGTATTGCGACAATGCTTATTTGGTTGCTGGATCAACGGCAAATCAAGATTGTTTATTAAGATTTCAAGGATATAGCACCAATATTTATGGCTTAAAGATCAATATGAACTTTAAGAGAAATTACACTTGTGCTTTATGGTGGTATAACGCAAGTCTTTCTTCACAATATAACAATTTCTTTGGTTTGCAAATTGAATATGGATTGCTTGGATTGGTTTTTGGTGCTTTGCCTGGCAATTCAAGCACTAATTATGCTCAATCAGAAAATAGTATTTTTGGTTACATGACCAAAGGTATGCAAAAGTCTATTTATGTAAATCATAGCAATGGATTTATATTTTTAACTGGAAGCATGGTAGCTGTTCAAGATGAGGGCTGGTCAACTGGATCACCAGGTAATTTTAACTATCAAGACAATAGAGCATTTACTTGTGATGCTGGTCAATTAGTGATTAGCAATAGCGAAATTCAAAATAGCGTAGCCGATGTAACAACTAATGGAAGTATTGTAAATGGCGGTAATGTATTTTTAAATCAATGTATGACAGAAGTGGATGTTCCATTTTCTATTAGCGGAGAGTTAAAAATTACTGGTGGTCGCATTTTAAATACTCAGTCGTTAACTAATCAATTTTATATTCCTTCAAGTGCTAGTGCTGCATCTGTTCTCAAGGTTAGCGATTGTCAGATTTTTAGACCTCCTGGAACAGGATCTTTTAGTGCTAAATCTTTAGTAAACAATACTGGTTCTTCAAGAAATATTGAAATCACCTTCAATAATTGTGATATTCAAGAATGGGCTCAATTTGTTCCATTGTTAAGCGGAAATGCACAAAGTGTTGAATTTAATGGTTGTCGTTGGTATCCAAATGGATATGCCGATCCATATTTTGCTACTTACAAATTAGATACTGTTGAGCAAAGTATTTATGACAGTATTCTTGCTGTAGATACAGAAGGAATTACTACTGATGGATATTATTTATACAATGAATATGGTGCTGGAACAACAATAGGATTATCAACAGACGTTCCTTCTGGATATTATTATACTAATTCAGTTTATGTAGATGCTACAGGAAAAGCTGGTGTATTTACTGTTGATAGAACTTCTTTGTCAACAGTTAAATCAACTGCCATTAGAACCAAACAAAATGATAGTTTTTTGGTTGAAGGTTGGGTAAAGATTTTATCTGGATCAACAGCTTCTTTAGGTTGCGCTATATTTGACAACACAGGAACATTGTTAAGCGACTTTACTAATATTGTTGATCAATCTCAAGGTGTTACAACTTCTTGGTCTTATTTGCGTCAAGTTGTAACAATGCCAGCAAATGCTTGTTATGTTGGATTTGGCGTATATGGAATCGTATCAAAAATAGCTATTGTTGGAATGAAGGTTAGAAAAGCTAACTGGAATACATATTAAGGACTGCTATGACAAAACCTATTGATATTATTAGCAGAGCATTAAAAGATATTGGCGCATTAGAAGCTGGTGAAGTTCCAACGGCTGATGCAGCTCAAGATGCTTTTGATATGCTTAATGACCTGATTGATCAATGGTCAAACGAAGATATGATGGTATTTAACACTACAGAAATCATATTTCCTTTAATTTCTGGTCAGGTTCAATACACTATTGGTCCTAATCCATCAACGGCAAATTACATTGGTGCATCTTTTACAGGATCAATTACAGGCAATGTTTTGACTGTTACTGGTCTTACAACTGGCGCAGTAGCTCAAGGGCAAACCCTAAAAGGCACAGGAATTATTGCTGGTACTAAGATTGTTGAGTTTATTACTGGTGCTGGAGGTCAAGTTAATGAAACTGGCACTTATCGTTTAAATATTACTTACCCATCTCCAGTAGCTTCTCAACTTATTACTGCTTACTATCAAAAACCATTATTTATTGACCAAGCTTATGTAAGGGTAAATACTCAGTCTAATGGACAAGCTGTTCCTAATGGTGGCTTAGATTACCAAGTAGCAGTATTGTCTTTGGATAATTACAATCAAATTGGTTTAAAAACTTTAAATGGTCCTTGGCCTAAAGCTCTTTATTACAATCCTAATGCGGATACTGGTAATGTATTTGTATGGCCTAATCCAAGTCAAGGTGAGATGCATATGTTCTCATCTACCATTTTTAGCAATTATGAAACTTTGTATGACGATATTGTGCTTCCACAAGGCTATTCAATGGCTCTTAGATGGAATTTAGCTGAACGATTGATGCCGATGTATGGCAAAGCTTCTGCAACGCAAATTGGCATGATTAATGCTTATGCAGCTCAATCTAAATCGACTATTAAACGAAATAATATGAGGCCTATTGCTGCTGCTGGTTATCCAGACTCTATGCTTGTTGGCAGAGCTAAAGATGCTGGTTGGATTCTTTCTGGTGGGTTCTTCCGATAATGGCTGATTTTGGCTTTGTTGGCCCATCTTACGAAGCTCCTTCCATCTATCAAGATGATCAGGAATGTATTAACTTTTATCTAGAAATTGATCCTAATAAAGGTCAAGGAACTAGAGGAGCAATAGCTTTATATCCTACACCTGGACTTGTTGAAGTTTGTCAGTTGCCAGCAGGAGAAGTAAGGGCATTATTTCCTTTGCATGGAACAAACCCTTTTGTAATGATTGCTATTTGCAATCAATATGTTTACACAATAGATGAATCTTACAAAGCAACTCAAGTTGGAGCAATAAGTACAACTGCTGGTGTTTGCCAAGTTTCTTATAACAGAACTACTTCTGATGGATTAATTGCCTATATTGTTGATGGCTCAAATCGTTATTATTATGTAGTTTCTACAAATACTTTTAGTGTTTTGCCTCCATCAGACGGCCCTTGGGTTGGAGCATCTACAGTTGACGTAATTGATAATTACAACGTATATAACGAGCCTGGAACTAATAATTGGGCTTGTACAGATCTTTCATCGGTTTATTCAACTAATGCTTATTACGGCACAAAAGATGGTGAGCCTGATCCTATAGTTGCGGTTATTGCAGATCATAGACAAGTTTATTTGCTTGGCGAGCAAACTACTGAAGTTTGGGTTGATGTTGGAAGTCAAATAACTGGATTAACTACTTTTCCATTTGCTCGTGTTTCAGGAACTATGATGCAACATGGTTGCGCTGCACCAAATAGCGTTTGGCAATTTGAAGAACAAATTATGTTTGTTTCTCAAGATGCTCGTGGGCAAGGAATTATTGGTGCGGTTCAAGGTTATACCTTTGTAAGGCTATCTAATCATGCCGTAGAACAGTCTTTAATGAATCAAAAGATTGATGATGCTGTTGCCTATACCTATCGTTTAGAAGGCCATGAAATGTATGTAATTACATTTCCTTCTATTGATTTAACTTGGGTATATGACTTAACTACTAAAGTTTGGCATAAATGGCTTTCTTGGGATTCTGTAACTGGTTATCATCGTCATCGTTCAAATTGCGGTGCTTTCTTTGGAAACTATTACATAGTTGGTGACTATGAAAATGGCAAACTTTATCAATTAAATAATGAAGTCTATACAGAAGATGGAAATTTAATTCGTAGATTGCGTAGATGCCCTCATTTAGTTACAGATCTTCAACGTCAATTTTTTGCAGAAATGCAGATTCAATTTCAGCCTGGTGTAGGCTTGCAAACTGGTCAAGGATATGATCCTCAAGCAATGCTCCGTTGGTCATCTGATGGCGGTTCTACATGGTCTAATGAGCATTGGGTAAGCATTGGTAAGGTCGGAAAATACAATAATCGTGCTATTTGGCGCAGATTGGGCTGGTCAAGAGATAGAATCTATGAAGTAGCCGTAACAGATTCAATTAAAGCCGTTATTGTTTCAGCCAATTTGAAAGCCGAAGGTGGGGAAAATTAATGGCAACTGCGCCAATTAATAGCAATATTCGCTATCCTCAAAGCCAATTTCTTGATCCTTTAACCCAAAGGCCAGCAAGAGAATGGCTTATTTGGCTTCAAAATCCTGATGTTGTAAGTCAAACAGTAAACTATATGGTCATTAATGGTGGTTCTATTAACAATACTGTTATTGGAAATATAACCCCATCAACAGGCGTATTTACAAGTTTAACTGCCTTATTAGGAATCGGAGGGGGTCAGTTTTGAATACTCAATTAGTTGAAAAACAAACTCTTCCAGCAGTTCAGCTAAAAGAAAAAGTTGAACGGCTTCAAGAGGCTCTTTTGCAAATGCCTCAAGCTGATGTAAAGTTTTTGCATGATTTTGAACCTGGCAAATATATTCGCACAATGATTGCTCCTCCTTGGTCAGTTATTGTTGGTGCTGAACATAAAACCCCTTATAAAGTAATTCTTAAAAAGGGAACAATAGCGGTCAATATTGATGATGAAATAAAGACTTTGACAGCTCCTATGGAATTTGATGCTCCAGCAGGAATCAAACGTGTTGGTCGTGTATTTGATGAAGAACTTATTTGGATTGATATTTACGAAAATCCAGATAATTGTACGGATATAGCAACAATAGAGGATAGGTTATACATTATTCCTGAATGTGGATTAATGTCTAATCGAATTTTAGAACATAAAACTGAACAAAAAGATACCGAAAAGCTTTCTAATGGCATTAAAATGCTATTAGCTAATAATCTCGGTTTTAGTGATTAGGGAGAAGCATTATGGCAGGAGGAATAACAGCAGCAGTAATTGGAGGCGCAGCCGTTTTAGGCGGTGCTTATATGAGTTCGCAAGGGGCGCAAAATGCTGCCAATACTCAAGCTAATGCTGCTTCACAACAACAAAGCAATTTACTTGCTGCTGGTCAAACTGCATCGCAACAATTTACCCCATATGCAAATTATGGAGCTACTCCTTTATCCAGTTTAACTGCAAATAATCCTTACTTTAATCAACAATTTACTGCTCAAGATTTAAAATCTAATTTAGCACCAAACTATGAATTTATGAAAAATG